GACGAAGTTCATTACCCGAAGGAAATAAACAAGAAGTTACCGACACCATGTCATTTATGACGATGGATATCAATGCGCCCCGCGCAAAGAACGATAAGCCTGTCGAGCAGGCCAGTGTTTCAGAAGTCCCTGAATACACTGCGGTTGCCAACCACCAGAGAGTTGGGCAAGAGGACGGCTCATTTGATGAAACCGTTGTTGTGGCAAAATTAGTGAACGCTTTTATTCGATTGATATCGGATTTTGGCGCTCCAATCGCTGTACAAGAGAGCTTTCGTGGTGGTGCTACGAAGTTCTTGATGTGTGGCGACGAGATAGAATATTGGAGAAGAGGAAAGAATTTATTATGCTTTTTTAAGGCTAAATTTCTTAAGAATCCCTTACCCGATATCCTGGGTTACCAATTTGTTGGGGCCTGGAAAAGATGGGCATTGAGTCGCATGAAGTTCTCACGAAAGAATGTGTCTCTTTGGTCTTCAGTGTTCAAACTGAAGAATGCAGCTGCGCGGCTCACTGCCGGTGCGAAGGTTGTAACCATGATTAAACACGCTGCCAGCGTGGGTAAAAAAATGGAATCAGACAAACCTGTGATTGAGAAGTGTGTTCGGACAATCTTTCCGCTGCTTGAAAAGGCAGCTCGGAAGATCGCGGGCGACTTTTACAATGGATCCTGGGATCGACCCTTTGCTGCGTCTAACAAGGCGTGTGTTGAGAGCGGTCAAAAGGATTTTGGTCAGATTGGTCACTTTATGGAACGGGTCTTTGGACCTGGAGCTCCACTAGTGGTCCCTGGAGTCGCTTTTTGCGGCTTTGGACCTCAGCTTCGTGCGCAGGGTTGCGCTGTAGTTGAGGAGGTCTTCGATGATTCTGGTCACCAGAGGCGTCTGAGTTATGCAGAGAGAGAGGAGTTACCTCAGGTCAAGTCTGTGCACTTCTACGAAGCTATAGTAGTAGATGGTGTACAGTATGAAAACTGCTGGTTTGAAACTTACTACTTTCCAAGTGCGGAAGCTGTGTGGATGAATGAGATCTTCATCGATTCGCTTATCGCATGTGATCGCGATTTGGCACTCGCAAAAGTTGCCTGCGTACTTGAGCCTTTCAAGGTACGCATCATCACGAAAGGTGAAGCTGCTCTTCAGTACATGAGTGGCTTTTTCCAAAAATCCGTTTTTGAGTTCAATAAAACGGTTCCGTGTTTTGGACTGGTTGGACGTGCTCCTAGTACGTTCGACCTGATTGATATCAGGGAGTCTTGTGGTCTAGGTGACCCTGACTCAGCTTTTGGGCCTATCAGTTGGCCTAAGTGGGCTTCCTCAGATTTTTCTGGAGCCTCTGATGGAACCAATGGATATTACCGCGATTGCATCATGGATGTCTTGATCATGTTCCTGCCGCCTCAGGCGCAGGCGATCATACAGGCTTCTAATGGTAATCATTTGGTCAGTTACCCGACCATCTCAACCTGTCACTGTAACTCGAAGTGTGACCACGATAGAGTTGTGATAGATCCGGTTGTTCAGGAACTTGGAACTTTGATGGGGGAACGTACGTCCTTCCCTATCTTGTGTTTTGAGGTCTTGGCTGCGCATGTCAGTAATCTACGTCGTTGTGGAGACGTTCGACCGTTGGATCAGATCCTGAAAGGGGTCAGAATCAATGGGGACGATCGCCTGGCAATTAGTACAACTGCTCTTGAGGAGGAGTTTTGGGAGTTCTGTGAAAAGTACTTAGGATTCAAGGAGTCTAAGGGAAAGTCCTACACCCATACTGATTATGCGAATATCAATAGTCAATCATATGTTTGCAATGTCTTGAGCGGAACGCCGTACAAGATCCCTGTCCGTGCCTCTGGCCTAGAGCACGGACAGAAGAAGCTCGACGAGGCTTTTGACCCAACCTCAGTGATCAATCAGATCCTGGATGGTTGTCACAATTCCAATATGGAATGGACAGTTCTGCAGAGATACTTGCATGAATTTGAACGGCCGCTTGACCAGATACTGGCGGGTCGCAACCTGTTTGTTCATCCATCTTTGGGCGGCCTTGGTGCCCGCCCTCCGTGTCGGCATGGGAATTCACCCTGTCGACTTTGGAATGGTCAGAAGTGTCGGCACCTCGACAAGTCCTATCGGAAGAAGACCGGTGGGCATTGGCAAATCAAGGTCACATTGCCTCAACGCTTTGTGGCTGGCGCTCTCCTGCAGCAGGAGGGCGCTTTCGCTCTACCGTATGGCCCAGGGCCAATTGAGCGACCTTCTTTGCCTCAGCTTTTTGAGACTCCATGGGACGTCTATGGAAAGCCAACCTACTGGAATTCTGAAGAGTTTGAACTCAAGGAAATGGAAAACTATTTCCAGAAGGTGCTTGGTGCTTTCGACCCGAAGCAGGGCCATGCCTTGCCTAGTGTCGACACGCTTCTTCGAAGTCGTCTCCGTCTGTGTGCGGGCGGAGGCGACCTACTTGTCAAATCCAGTGTGCGTGAAGTTGCATGCTGGAAGTGTCCCGAATGCAGTCTTATCGTGCCTCAGGCACGTGACTGCCCTTGTGGGTGGACACGCACTGCTTGGCAGTGTTCGACTTGTGAGATGTGGAACCCGGAGTGTGGCATGGCTTGCCGAGTTTGCTCCGAATTTACACACCCAATACGTCTCGTGGAGAAGTATTCAAGATCGGCTTTGACGAGAATTCAGACCACTCCTCGCAATCAGAGCCTCTCCCGTTCACGGGTTGAGCGTCTCGGGTATTCAGTTACTCAGGATGAATTTGATCATTCTCTTTTTGCATTTGCTATCGAATGCGCTCGGACTGAACACGAGGATTTCCCCACTGTACGCTTCAAGGGGCGTGCCATTGATCTGTGGGGATCAGACAGCTCTTGGGCTCCTTTGCGAGCATCCGAGCTAGTCTGGTCATACTGAGGTTCACCACCTCATGTAGGCATCCATGCCGGAAATGGAGGAAGCTACGCCTAATGGTAGTACTGGAATGGAACCAGTTTTCAAATCTAGGGAGCACACCCAATACAAAGCAGGGGGTCTCTTGGCTCACCATCCAAAACGCTTACCTTTAGGAGATCACCATCTGTGTTATCAAACTCCATTGACCCGGGGGATCTCCGGAATTGCGTACTAAGTCTTCGCACGTGGTGCGGACAGAATGTCTACAGACTGCACGGATGGGCACGGCTTGTGAAGTCGTGTACCTTGAGATGAACAGTCGCGAGTCTTTGATCTCGGCGACCCCGATAAAATCAAGTGTGAATTTTACCGATCATGTCCAAGAGACAAAACAAATCGAAGAAGCCTAACGGCGGAAAC